GTGCTTTTGATACTTTCTTTTTTGATGCAATGCAGGGAAAGCTTCAAAGTTTTAGAGATTATTTCCTTAGTTTTTTAAGTGATGTAAGTAAAGCTTTATCTAAATTTATGGCACAAAAAGCTGTTGAAGGTCTTTTAAGTATGGTTTCTACTAGTTGGTTTGGTGGGGGAACTTATAATACTGAAGGAACAATGAATATTCCTATGGATGCTGATTATGTACCTGGTGTAGGACATTCTGGCGGAGCTATAGAGTATCTTCCTAAATTTCATACAGGTGGTGGTTTACAACCTGATGAGAGGCTTATAGTAGGGCAAAAAGGAGAAGGTGTATTAAGCAGAAGAGGAATGAGAAATCTTGATAGATTGAATAATGGTTCAATGGACGGACAAGGAATGTCTGTACAAGTTAACATAGAAAACAAATCAAGTACAGAAGTAAAAGGCTCTCAAGGAAAAGTTTCATTTGATGGTAAAGGTTATGTAGTAGGGGTAATACTTGAGGATTTAAATAAGAATGGACCAATAAGAAATGCTTTTAAGGGGTTAGGATAATGCCTACTTTTCCAACATTAACTATGCTTCCTTCTTTTCCTTTAGATGAGGAACAAGAAGACGTTACTATAAGAACGGAGATGGAAGCAGGTTACACACACACTAGAAAAAGGTATACAAGAACTAGAATTACTTTTACAGTAAAATATGATATGATAACTACTAGTGACAAAACTACTTTAGAAGCTTTTATAGGAACTGTGGAACAGGGAGGGTTTTCTTTTAGTTGGACACATCCTCAATCTTTAGTAACACACACTGTTAAGTTTCCAGAAGGGGGTCTTCCTAAATTTTCTCACATAATAACAGATTATTGGAGTTGTGAATTTAAGGTAAGACAAGTATGAGAACACTTCCTGCTGAATTAATATTAGAAAAAAACAAATCTGAAACAGGATCAGCTTGGTTATTTTTTATAGAAATAATATTACCTGATATTACTTTATATCTTGTTAGAAATAATGAAGACATAACGTTTCAAGGACAATTATATACAGCATTCCCTTTTGATATAGAACCTATAATAAGTTCTTCAAAAGGGGAGATTCCTTCTTTAGTTATAAAAGTAAGTAATGTGACTAGAGTAATACAGGCTTATATAGAACAATATAATGGGGCTGTTGGTGAAGAAGTAATATTAAATATAGTAAATAGTGATAATTTAGCTTCTGATTATTCAGATTTTGAAATGGTATTTACTATACAAAAAACTGAAGCTGATGAGAGTTATGTAAGTATTACTCTAGGTCCTAGTAACCCTATGGCTAGAAGGTTTCCACTATATAGATATATAGCTGAACATTGTAATTGGAGATTTAGATCAGAGGAGTGTTCATTTTCTGGAACAGTTACCCTTACTACTTGTGGTAGAAGTTACAATGATTGTAGAGCAAGAAACAATTCTGAAAACTTTGGTGGACATAAAGGATTAGCTTCTGGTGGAATCAGATTTGTATAAAGATTTAATAGGAAATAAAGAGTATTTTTGTTATGATTTGTGCAAACTACTTTATCATAGAAGAGGAAAGGAAATTCCTTCATTTAATGATCCTGGAGAGGCTAGTTTAATAGATGTTTTAGTAAAAGATAATAAATGTTTATTTAAAAGAATAGAAAAACCAGAACCTTTTTGTTTTGTTACTTTTTATATTAAATATCCTTATGTTTCTCATATAGGAATAGTATTAGAAGATTGTAATAGGTTTATTCATGTATTGAATAGAAAACTCGGAGTTACTATAGAAAGATTGGACAGTATAAGTTGGGGAAGAAGAATAGAGGGTTATTATTTATATAATGGAACAGAATAAATATAAGTTAATAAAACTTACAAGTGCTTTACGTCCTAGAGATAATCTTAATAGGGATATTAAGCTTTTAGATTATTCTGGAGAAACTATAACTGAATTAATACTAAAAACATTTCCAAAAGATCAAGAAATAATAGCTTCTATTAATGGTAAAGTAATTCCCTATAACGAATATTCTACAACTACTTTAAACCATAAGGATGAGCTTTTACTTGTTCCTGATATACGTGGTGATGACTCAGGTAAAAGCATATTAAGAATAGTTTTGATGATTGCTATAATGGTCATTGCTTGGCAAGTAGCTCCTTATCTGGTAACTACTTTTGGTGGTACACAAGGACTATGGGCTGCTGGTATAATGATGGTAGGAGGACTGTTAGTAGGAGCACTCTTACCAAATAATATAAAAGTAGATGCTCCTGAAAAAGAAGTACATGCTTATTCTTGGAACCCACAAACTACTCAGCAGCAAGGAATAGTTATACCTAAATATTATGGCATTAATAAGTTATATGGAAATATTATATCAGCTTATATAGAAAGTGATGATGATGACCAGATAATTAATATTCTTGTGTGTTTAGGAATAGGTCCAATAAAATCAATATCAAGTGTAAAAATAAACGATCAATTACATAATCTATACAAAAACGTAGACATTGAAACTAGACTTGGTACTTTACGTCAACCAGTATGTTCTAATTTTTCAGATACTAAAGTAGAAACAGAGTATAATGATTTAGTAAGTTATGGAAGTACTGTAACTAAAGCAGTTACTATGTCAGGATATGATGATCTTGAAATAGAAGTAACTTTCCCCAATGGCCTTTGGTATTCTAATGATGAGGGGGGATTAGATGCTTATAAAGTAAGTGTACAAACAGAAGTATTAGATAATGGAACTTGGGTGGTTGCTTCTAGGGATATTAATCCAAGCGTTAATCCTTCAATACCTGTTGATGGTACTTGGTATATCTGTATACGAAGGTGGACTTTTTCAACTAAAGAGATGCCTTTTTTCATTTATAGTACAGGTTCCTCTATTTCTACAGATCATACAGAAGGTGAATATTATGATACTTATAGAGGAGCGGATCTTAACTGGTATTTAGGTTCTACTATAAAAAAACATAATTATAATTGGAATACTGATCCTTCATTAGATTCTGTATCTATTATGGGACACACTTATAATGTTATTAGAAAAACTTTTTTCTATAAACAAGCTCAAAATGTAACTTCAATAAGAGTTGCTAAAGTAACCCCAGATAAGAACTCTGCTGTACCTGATTCTGAGGAATCAATAAGGTATGGGGATGAACTTAGATTAACTACAATACGTAAAGTTGTTAGAGATGATTTTTCTTATCCTAGACAAGCCTTAGCTAGTGTAAGAGCATTAAGTTCTGGGCAATTATCAGGAAGTTTAAAATTCTCTTGCATAACAGAAGGTTCTTATATAGCAACTAGAACTGGTACTTATGGTGTTGGTACAGTTGATATGGATACTGGATGGCCTACTTCCATTGTAGGAAATTCTACTTCCTGGCTTGCTAATGTTTCTATTGGTGATTTGATTCAAATAGGATCAGATAGAAAAACTTATTCTATAGTAGATTTAATTGATAATACCCATGCTAGTATTTATCCTGCTTACACAGGTACAAGTACTTGGAGTTCCGCTTATACTATACATAATATAACTTTTGATGCCTCACATAATCCTGCTTGGGTAGCCACTGATATAATAACACAACCTGTTATTGGTCCAATAACAACTGGAATTTCTAATTGGGCAGCAACTACTGCTTATTCAATTGGTGATCGAGTACTGAGTACAAAAGGATATACAAGTCGTTTTAGGTGTATACGAGCACATACCTCAGGTTCTACAGAACCTCTTTGGGTAGCAGGAGTAAGAGCTATTACACAAGTAAGTAGTTTAGATACTTGGGAAGAAGAAAGTGTGATTTTAAGATTTGACGGAAGAGATCCTTCTCAAATAGATTATGCTTCTGTTACTAATTGGGCTAATTTTTGTGCAGCTACTGTTACAAATGGAGCAGGTGGTTGGGAAGAAAGATGTACGTTTAATGGTTGTTTTGATAGTGAAAGTATTATGTGGGAAGCTGTGTTAAAAGTATGCCAAGTAGGAAGAGCAGTTCCTACTTGGAATGGAGTAAAGATAGGTTTTGTTTATGATACTATTTCAGATCCAGTTCAGTTATTTTCTACTGGTAACATCATACAAAGAACATTTAAAGAAACTTTTTTATCTTCAGATGAGAGAGCTAGTGAATTAGAAATAGAATTTAATAATTCAGAAAATGATTATGAAAGAGACCAATTAAATGTTTTCAATACTAATATAGATAATCCTAGTAATAAAGTAAGTCTACAATTGTTTGGAATAACTACTCCTTCAGAAGCTTGGAGGTATGGGACATATAGATTATATTTAAATGAGTTATTATTTAGAACAGTAACTTTTAGTGCAGATGTAGATGCTATAGCTTGTACTGTTGGGGATGTTATAAATGTAAGCCATGAAGTACCACAATGGGGATATGGTGGTAAAGTAGTTTCAGCTACTACAAATACCGTTACATTAGATAGGGTTGTTACTGTATCAGGAAGTAATGATGCCATAATGTTAAGACTTTCTGATGACACAATAGTAGAAAAAACAATAACAAATTCTGCAGGAACTACAACAGTATTAACTACAAGCACAAACTTTACTACTATTCCTTCTCAATATGATCCTTATACTTTTGGTGTTTTAAATATAGAAGCAAAACCTTTTAAGGTAACTAACATAAGTGTAGATGCAGATCAAATATGTACTATTACTGCAATAGAATATAATGAAGATGTTTATAAATGTGATACTGATGAACCAATATTACCAAGTGTAAATTATAGTACATTAGTTTCTTATGCTATACCACAAAATTTACAAGTTTCAGAATATGGGAGAATAGATGGTACTGGTATAATAACTAGAGGATTAGATGTAAAATGGACTAAACCTACAGATTGTTTAATGAAAGAAGCTGTAATTGAAAGGACTAAATACGCCTCTTCTTTAGATGATTATGGGGTAGATATTGTAGGAAAAACTTTTGATAACTGGTTTCATATAGAACCAGTTGAAGCGGATACTCAATATGTAGTAAGAGTTTATGGAGTAAATATGGCGGGTGTAACAACTCCTTATTATTCTTCTCCTGCTTATACTATAACTACTTCTTTTTATCCTAATATAATATTTAATAATTTTGATACAGCAGTTACGGGGTTAAAGGTAAAAGACACAGCAAGTACTGTAACTTGGCTTGGTGGAGATGCTTGTTTTACATGGGATGCTATTCAATCAGTTAATACCACAATTACTAACTTATGGTTTAAAGATTATAAAGTAGATATAAAAAAAATTGACAGTACATTACTGAGAACAGAATATGTAAAAGGAAACGAGTATACTTATACATATAATGACAACTATACTGATAATACAGGTACTCCTGTAACAAATTTTATTATAGAAGTGTCACCAAGAGATATTTATAGTAATACTGTTTTTAGTGGAATAACAGTTACTAGTACATCAATAC